ATCCAACTTCCTTACGTCATCAAGTCTGAGTCTCGGCGACAACAAGCCGAGCAACGACGTAGGGACATTGAGGTTCAGTTACAAGGCAGCAAGTACGGTGTCGCCTACACGGATGGCACTGAGAAGATCACTCAGCTGAATCGGCCGGCTGAGAACAATCTTCTTGCTCAAATCGAATTCTTGGTTGAGATGCTTTACGGTCAGCTTGGTCTGACTGAAGAAGTCATGAATGGTACCGCCGATGAAAAGGCAATGCTTAACTATAATGCTCGAACTATCGAGCCAATTATGACCGCTATTGTCGAAGCAATGCGTCGAACCTTCCTCACGAAGACTGCTCGCACGCAAGGTCAGTCGATCGACTTCTTCCGGAACATCTTCAAGCTCGTTCCAGTCGAGAACATCGCCGACTTTGCCGACAAAATGTCACGTAACGAGATCCTTACTCCGAACGAGATCCGTGTGATTCTCGGAATTAAGCCGAGTAAGGACAAGCAAGCGGACAAGCTGCAGAACAGCAACATGCCGCAACCAAATCCGTTGAATCGACCTGATGCTGGGCAGGCGTTGCCTGTCGGTTCTCATCGTTTGCCACCACATCGGGTCGCTTTGCCAAGACCGGCTCCGTCGGGAGCTGGACGCCAGCCTATACAGGAAGGAGTCAGTCAAAATGGAAGCTGATTTCAGCGGCTACGTTACCAAGGCTGGACTCAAGTGCACCGACGGACGAACCATCATGCCCGACGCCTTCAAGCATCAGGACAAGGTGACGGTTCCGCTCGTTTGGCAGCACGGTCACACCAATCCAGAGAACGTTCTTGGACACGCAGTGCTCGAGAACCGTTCTGATGGCGTGTACGGTTACGCCTTCTTCAATGACACTCCGCCGGCAAAGCACGCCAAGGCCATGGTGGAGCACAAGGACATCAAGTTCCTGTCCATCTACGCCAACCAGCTGGTCGAGAAGGCGAAGTCGGTCTACCACGGCGTTATCCGCGAGGTCTCACTTGTCCTTGCGGGTGCCAACCCGGGCGCCGTGATCGACAATGTCCGAATTTCGCATGGTGATGGCTTGGAGCCCGAACTGCTCGAAGAAGAGGCTGTCATCTATACCGGCCTCGAGCTGGTGCACGGCGATGCCACCGCCACGGTCGACAAGGAAGACCAGAAGGATGGCGGAGCGGACGAGGCAACCGAAGATGACGCAACGATGCAGGAAATCTTCGATTCCCTCACGGACAAGCAGAAGGATGTTGTCCACTACATGATCGGGGCCGCTCTCGAGGCCCAAGCCGAAGGCGCCGATGGCGGCGACGGCAGCGTCTCACAGTCCGACAACAAGAACGAGGGCGACCTCACCCACAAGGAAGGAACCGAGGGCAACATGTCTCGAGTCAACGTGTTCGACCAGAACAAGAAGGACGGCGACACCGGCGGGGTTGAGCCCTACGCGCTCACGCACGACGACATGAAGGGCATCATGGCCGATGCCGACCGTCGTGGCTCCCTGAAGGCGGCTGTCGAGGACTTCGCCATCCAGCACGGCATCGACAACATCGAGGTCCTGTTCCCGCAAGCACGGAACATCGACCAGACCCCGGAGTTCCTCAGCCGGCGGATGGAGTGGGTGGCCGGCGTTCTCAACGGGACGAAGAAGTCTCCATTCTCGAGGATCCGCAGCCGTAGCGCGGACATCACGATGGAAGAGGCCCGGGCGCTGGGCTACATCAAGGGCAACATGAAGAAGGAAGAGTTCTTCAGTGTGACTGCCCGAACCACCACTCCGACCACGGTCTACAAGAAGCAGAAGCTGGACCGTGACGACATCATCGACATCACCGACTTCGACGTGGTGGTGTGGATGAAGGCTGAAATGCGGCTCATGCTGGAGGAGGAGCTCGCGCGCGCGATCCTCATCGGCGATGGTCGTCCGGTTGAGGACCCGGCAAACGCCGGCCAGCCGAACCCGGACAAGATCAAGGACCCGCAGGCTGCTGTGGATGGCATCGGCGTTCGTTCGATCCTGAACGAGCACGAGCTGTACGCCACCACGATCAACATGCCGCTCACAGGTGCCGGTACTTCGGCCGAGTGGCTCGCAGTGGTCGAGGGCGTCATGCGGAACCGGCGCTTCTACAAGGGCTCGGGCACCCCGACGCTCTACACGACCAACCAGAACCTGGTCAACATGCTGCTCCTGAAGGACCAGATGGGTCGCCGGCTGTACAACTCCCGGGCCGACCTGGCCTCGGCGCTGATGGTCAGCGACATCGTCGAAGTCGAAGTGATGGAGACCGAGCCGGACGTCATCGGCATCATCGTCAACCTGAGCGACTACGTCATCGGTACTGACCGTGGTGGCGAGCTCAACTTCTTCGACTTCTTCGACATCGACTTCAACCAGTACAAGTACCTGTACGAGACTCGTCTCTCGGGTGCTCTCACGAAGCTGAAGTCTGCCCTCATCTTGCGTGTTGCGCCGGCTGGTGGCGCGGCAGTTGTTCCGGTCGCCCCGACGTTCGACGCAGCGACCAACACGATCACCGTCCCGACTGACGCCAACGCCGATTACACGATCGACGGCAACCCGGCCGCTGACGGTTCGACCTTCGTCGTGCCCGACGGCACTTCGGTCGTGGTGGAAGCCACTCCGGCCGCTGGCAAGTACTTCACGGAGAACTACGACACTTCGTGGACCTACGCCGCCGGCTGATCCCTCTGACCTGACGGAGCAATGGTGAAGTTCAGCGGAAACGTTGGCTTCAGTGTTCCGGCGGAGACTGCACCTGGCAGCGGCGTGTGGGAAGATGTCATCACTGAGCGTCCATATTTCGGTGATGTTGTTCGGAACACACGCCGCTTTCAGGACAGCGACAAGGTAATTCCAGATATTTCTGTCGCTAGCAACTCCATCAGCATTGTGGCCGACGCCTACGCCAACGAAACGTTCTTTGCCATTCGCTATATTTGGTGGAACGGTGCATGTTGGGAAGTCTCATACATCGAAGTTGAGACTCCGCGCCTCTTACTCACTCTAGGAGGTGTCTACAATGGCCCAAAGGCAGCAGCTCCAAGCTCTCCTTAAGGCTCTTTGTGACAACGTGTACTTTCAGCCACCAAGTAACGTGACAATGCAGTATCCCTGCATCGTCTACCAGCGTGATACGGCAGATTCTCGTTTCGCTGGCAACAAACTGTACCGTTACACCAAGCGGTATCAGGTCACTTTTATCAGTCGGGATCCTGACGATGATGTCCCCGACAAGATAGCGGCTTTGCCCTTGTGTTCATTTGACAGGAGCTTTGTCGCAGACAACCTCCACCACGACGTCTTCAGACTTTACTTCTGAAAGGGAGAACCATGACACGCGTTGCATGGGATGGCGTTGGTCAGCGAGAGTTCGAAACCGGTGTCGACCGGGGAGTTCTCTACCTGCCCAACAATGCCGGTGTGTACGACCAGGGCTTTGCCTGGAACGGTCTCGTCACCGTCACCGAGGCTCCGACTGGTGCGGATGCACACCCGCAGTACGCGGACAACATCAAGTACCTGAACCTGTTGGCTGCCGAGCAGTTCGGCGCAACGGTCGACGCGTTCACGTACCCGGATGAGTTCGCCGAGTGCGATGGAACTGCCGAGCCGACTCCGGGTGTCCGGATCGGTCAGCAGGGCCGCAAACTGTTCGGTCTGTGCTACCGGACGCTGGTGGGCAACGACCTCGAGGGTCAGGAGGCTGGTTACAAGCTCCACCTTGTGTACGGTGCCCAGGCTGCTCCGTCGCAGAAGGCCTACGGCACGGTGAACGACTCGCCATCGGCGATCACGTTCTCCTGGGCCATCACCACCACTCCGGTGGACGCTGGTGTGGGCCTCAAGCCAGCAGCTTCGCTCACGGTGGACTCGACAACGGTTGACGCTGGCGCGTTGGCCACTCTCGAGGACATTCTCTACGGTACGGCTGGTGCGGATCCGCGTCTGCCGCTTCCCGCAGAGGTTGTGGCACTGTTCTCCGGCACGGTCACCACGGTCGAGACGGTTGCACCGGCGTACAACGCCGCCACGCACACCATCACGATCCCGGCGACGACCGGTGTGCAGTACGAGATCGACGGCGAAGTCCAGGCTGCTGGCGATGTCGTCATCACCGAGGACACCGTTGTTACCGCGGTGCCGGCACCAGGCTTCGACTTCGACCCGGCGTCCGACACGGACTGGACGTACCGCTTCGCGTAAGCCTGTATGAGAGAGAGGACCAGGGAATGCTCAAGTTTACAGTTCCACTTGAAGAAGGATACGACGAGAACACGCGGGAGTTCACCGTCGTCCGGGGCTTCGAGTTGGAGCTCGAGCATTCCCTGGTCTCTCTGTCAAAATGGGAGTCAGAATGGGAAAAGCCGTTTCTTTCGAAGGATGCAAAAACGCCGGAAGAGACACTTTCCTACGTCAAGCACATGATTCTGACCCCAAATATTCCCGATGAGGTTTGGCAAAAGTTTCCAGACCGGCTGTTTCTGATGATCAACAGTTACATGAACTCGAAACAGACCGCAACCTGGTTCAACGACTCGCCTAACATCAAGGCTAGTCGTGAAGTCGTCACCGCAGAGCTTATCTACTACTGGATGGTAGCTCTCGGCATCCCGTTCGAGTGCCAGTACTGGCACATCAACAAGCTTTTGACGCTGGTTAAGGTTTGCAACGTGAAAAATGCTCCGGAGAAGAAGATGAGCAAGCGTGAGCAAGCTGAAATGCAGCGTACACTCAACGCCCAACGCAAGGCGCAGTTCAACACTAGAGGGTGAGAGGAGGAAGCATGGCACAACTCGTGTGGGATAGTCCAGGTTCTCGCGTTTACGAGGCTGGTGTATCCAACGGAGTTCTGTATGTCGATGGCGCTGATGGCGTCGCCTGGAATGGCTTGATTGCCGTCAACGAATCACCCAACGGTGGGCAGATTACGCCTTATTACATCGATGGAATTCGATACCTCAACCGTGCAGGCATCGAAGAATTCGAAGGAACCATCGAGGCGTTCACCTACCCCGATGAATTCGAACCTTGCGTTGGTGTTGTCGCCGTCAGTCACGGTTTGTTCGCTATGCATCAGCAGCGAAAGCCGTTTGGCTTAGCCTACATGACTCGGGTCGGCACGGATTTGGACCCTCGAGCAGGCTACAAGTTTCACATCATCTACAACGCCATGATCGAACCGTCCAATCGATCGAACAAGACAATGGGCGATGGTATCGATCCGTTGAACTTCAGCTGGAAGATCGTCACCAAGCCGCCTGCGATGATTGGTTACAAGCCAACTTCGCACTTCGTGATTGATTCGCGCGAGACTCCGAAGGATTTGTTGAACCAAATTTTCAACATCATGTTCGGATCGCAGACAACGGCACCTCGACTTCCTTCGGTGGCTGAACTTCTGGACGTGTTCAACAGCTTCCAGGCCTCTTCCTTCGATGGTGGCGCCGATCTGCTCGAGGAGTTCTTCAACACGATCGACGCTGGTATTGCCGGAACGCCTTACGACTCATTCATCGATGGAGGTGGAGCTTAATGGCTACAGAAATGAAGCAACGTCGTGACACCGCCGCCTCCTGGGCGACCAAGAATGAGGTTCTTGGTGATGGAGTCATTGGCGTTGTCAGGGAGACTCACCAGTTCAAGATCGGGGACGGCGTAACTCCCTGGAACAGCCTCCCTTTCTCGGTGATCTCCCCCCAGATGTTCGATGCCGTTGGCGATTTGCTCGTCGGCACCGGGTCAGACTCGTTTACGAAACTTCCTACGGGTACCCCTGGTCAACGACTTACCGTTGCTGAAGACGGTACGCTGGAATGGGTTACCCCACCAAACGATATTCCGCTGGCGGTGTTTGCCAATGAAGGCGACATCGTTTACGGAACTGGTGTTGGAACTCTTACTACTCTTCCAGTCGGTACTGTCGGTCAGCGTTTGACGGTTCAAGCAGATCATTCACTGGCTTGGGCAACGCCAGAAGCCGATATTCCGTTGGCAATTGTCGATGCGGCAGGCGATTTGATCGTCGGTTCAGCCGACAACACGGTGGTTCGGCTCGCTAAAGGCTCCAACGGCCAGGTCCTCACGGTCAATGGTTCCGGTCAGCTGCAGTGGATTACGCCGAGTGCGGACATTCCGCTATCCACAATTGTTGCATCTGGCGACCTGGTCGTTGGTTCAGGCGCAGGAGCAGTTGCCAAGCTGGCTAAGGGTGCCAACGGTCAAGTGTTGACTGTTGTTGCTGGCGTCTTGGCCTGGGCAACGCCTTCGGCTGATGTTCCGCTGTCTACGATTACTGCTGCTGGTGATTTGCTGGTTGGATCGGCTGCTGGAACAGTTACTAGGATCGGCTCCGGCTTTGCTAGTACATATTTGGCCGGTGTTGGCGCCAATACTATTCCGCAGTGGAAGTATGCTAACTGGCCTGCCACTGCTGGCGGTAACACTTCCGGAGCAACAGGAAAGAAGATTCTTCAGGGTCAGGTCACGATGGCGCTATCCAGCGGCAAACTATCTGGCATGACCGTCAACTACCCGGAAGCGTTCAACAACATCCCCACTGTTGTTCCAGGTTGTGGATTGATCACCGGTAACACACCGGGCGTCATTGTCAACGGTGCTTCAGGCGCAGTCGGCAGTTTCTCACTGTGGGCTCAGCTGTACAGTGGATCATTCACCGGAAACGTAGCTGGCTGGTACATCGCCACCGACTCCTAAGGATTTCGATGCCTCCCAATGGAAAGAAGTTCGTCCATCCAAATGCCCGGCCGGATTTGATCCTAAAGTCCGAACAAGAAGTTCGCGACAAGTTTCCGCAAGTGGCTGACGCATATTTGACGCCGATGCCGATTCCGGGAGCACCAGGTTACTGGTATGCCAACAACGGGGCCGACTCAACGCCAGTGCAAGTGGAGATTATCGAGGGTTTCATCACGGAACCCGACGGAATCACCATTCGCAACGTGGGAGACAAGACCATCATGCCGTTCTATTTGGCGGATGACTGGCGAAAGATGGGGCGGCTGAAGATCATCGGGTGAGAGGAGAGTCATGTCGGGCGTCTCGTTTTCCGTTAGTGGCTCGTTCAGCGCTACGGAGCAGTTTCTGAAGTCGATGCAGAAGTTCGATATTCGTCGAGCAATTGAATCTAAAGCAGAAACTGGAGTTGCCGCATTGGCATCAGCTACGCCCATGGACACAGGACTCGCTGCTCACTCCTGGGGCTACGAAATCGTCGAAACCAAAACGTCAGTGACGATCTGGTGGACGAACAACGATATTGAGAACGGTTACCCAGTTGCAGTCATGGCCCAATACGGGCACGGCACCGGAACAGGGGGCTACGTCCAAGGCCGTGACTTCATCAACCCAGCAATCCGACCGATATTTGACCAGATCCTACTCGAGGTGGAAAGGTTGGTGAGAAATGCCTAACACGATTGACGAGCGCGTTGTCAAGATGTCGTTTGACAACGCTGAGTTCGCTAAGAACGTCGCGCAAACTCTCGCCGACCTTGAGAAGCTGCAGAAGAGTCTGAAACTACAAGGCGCTGCCAAGGGTTTACAGGATCTTTCTGGCGCCGCGGGTAAGGTCGATCTCGGTCATATCGGTGCTGCTGTTGACAGCATCAAGTCCAAATTCAGCGCCATGTCGGTCATCGGCATTGCTGCTATGGCCAGTCTCGCTGCAAAGGCAGTGGACACCGGCCTTCGAGTTGCTAAGTCCTTTACTTTGGACCCGATTACTGCCGGGTTCCACAATTATGAAACACAAATTAACGCCGTCCAGACGATTCTGGCAAACACTGGCCTTAAAGGCGCCGCAGGCATGGCACAGGTCAACAAGGTTCTATCGGACCTGAACACCTACGCCAACCAAACTGTTTACAACTTCTCCGAGATGACTCAGAACATCGGTACCTTCACGGCTGCCGGTGTCAAGCTGGATGTCGCTGCAAGCTCGATCAAGGGTATCGCCAACCTGGCAGCAATGTCTGGTTCGAACTCTCAGCAAGCTTCGATGGCGATGTACCAGCTCTCTCAGGCGATTGCTGCAAACCAGGTTCACTTGCAGGACTGGAACTCGGTTGTCAATGCTGGTCTGGGTGGTCAGGTCTTCCAGAAGGCGCTGTACAACACCGGTGTTGCGCTACACACCATCAAGAACGCCAAGATCGGTGAAACTTTCGAGCAATGGACAGCTGCGGGTAACTCGTTCCGTGGCTCGCTGCAAGACGGTTGGATCACCGGCAAGGTTCTGACTCAGACGCTGCAAGGCTTCACTGGAGACCTTACTCAGGCTCAATTGAAGTCGATGGGTTACACCTCGCAGCAGATCAAGCAGATCCAGGAGATGGGTGCGACTGCTCGAGCTGCAGCAGTCAACATCAAAACGTTCTCGCAGCTTAAGGACGCGCTGAAAGAGGAAGTTGCCACCGCTTGGGGCGCCGTCTTCAAGACCATCTTTGGTGATCTGACTACAGCCACCACAATGTTCTCCAAGGCACACGTTGTGCTCGAGAACGCATTGACCGGCCCGGTGTACCAGCTGAACAAGGTTCTGCAGGACTGGGTTGACCTCGGTGGCAAACAAATGCTCTGGACGGCTCTTAAGGAAGCTTTCCAGGACATCGAGAAGGTCATCAAGCCGATCAAGGATGCTTTCCGAGAGATCTTCCCCGCCTCTCAGGCCAATATCTTGTTCCGCTTGACGACCGACTTCAAGGACTTCGTCGACAGAATCAAAATAGGAGCCACAACAGTCGACAACATCAAGCGGACCTTTGCAGGTCTGTTTGCTTTGTTGGACATCGGCTGGCAGATCATCAAGCAAGTTGCTCATTTCATTGGCGATCTAATTGGCTCGCTCGGACATGGCTCCGGGGGAATTCTCAGTTTCACCGGCAGTATCGGTGACATGCTGGTCAAGCTGGATGCTGCAGTCAAGCATGGTGATGGACTGCGTAAGTTCTTCCTGTTGCTCGAGACGATTCTTAGTCCGGTTGTCGGCTTGTTCCACGCTGCTGCAGGTGGACTTGCCCAGCTCGGTCAGTACATCGACCCAGCATTGGGCAAGCTGTTCAACTGGATCCAAAACATTGGGAAGATTCTCCAGCCAATCGGCAAAGCGATCATCGACTTCTTCCACAACATCTTCCAAAACCTGGACTTCAGCAACGTTCTCAATGTGGCCAATGCTGGCCTGCTCGCTGCTATTGCCCTGCTGATCAAGCGTCTAGCTGATCGGTTCAAGGGTGGCGGCGAGATCTTCAAGAACCTGGTCGATCGAATCACGGCGCCCTTCCACTCGCTCACCGAGACCCTCGAGCAGATGCAGAAGACGCTCAAGGCCACCACAATTCTGGAGATCGCTCTCTCCGTCGGTGTCCTGACCGCTGCCGTGGTAGCCCTGGCCAACGTTGATCAAGCCAAGCTCACCAAGGCTCTGACTGCTATCACGGTCATGTTCGCGCAGCTCTTCGGAGCGCTTGCGCTGATGAACAAGGTCGGTGGGCCAACTGGCATGATCAGCGCTTCAGCTGGTCTCATCCTCTTCGCTACTGCGATCGACGTTCTTGCTATCGCGGTCAAGAAGATGGGTGACATGAAGTGGAGTGAGATCGGAAAGGGTCTCACGGCGGTCACAGCACTCATCGTAGGACTTACAGCCGCGGTTCAGGGTATGTCCGGCGCCGAAGGTGGCATGATTCGCGCCGGTGCAGCGCTGATTCTGCTTGCGACTGCAATCAACCTGCTGGACGACTCGGTCAAGAAGTTCTCCCAGATGAACTGGGGCGAGATCGCCAAGGGTCTGACTGGTGTCGGCGCAATGCTGACTGGCCTTACCCTGTTCACCAAGTTCGCAGATGCTGAAGGTGCTGGTGTCCGCTCTGGTACTGGCATCGCTTTGCTTGCAGGCGCCATCTATATTCTGGCTGACGCTGCGAAGAAGTTCGCCTCGATGTCTTGGGGCGATATTGCCAAGGGTCTGACCTCGATCTCCGCGATCCTCGCTGCTGTTGCGATATTTAGCAAGGGCGCAGGCAATCCAGGTACGTTACTGGCTGCTGGCGCCTCGCTTGTCGCCATCGGTGCGGCTATGGAGATCCTGGCCAAGGCAATCGGCAACTTCGGCAACATGTCCTGGGGTGAGATTGCCAAGGGCCTCGTCGCCATGGCGGGGGCTCTTACCCTGATCGCTGCAGCAGTGAACGCAATGCCTCCGGAGTCCGTGCTGTCTGCGGCTGCTCTGGTTGGTGTGGCTATTGCCTTGCAAGGGATCGCTCGAGCACTCGGCAACATGGGTGACATGAGCTGGGGCGATATCGCCAAGGGTCTAGTGACGCTTGCTGGCTCACTGACAATCCTGGCGATTGCCTGTACTGCGATGGTCGGAGCGCTGCCTGGCGCTGCTGCGATATTGGTCGTCTCTGCAGCTCTGGTGCCACTTGCTGCGGTGCTAAAGACGTTCGGCGACATGTCTTGGGAGCAGATCCTCAAGAGCTTGGCTGAATTGGCTGGTGGTCTCGTTATTCTCGGTCTCACGGCCGCGGTTCTGACGCCACTGTTGCCAGTAATGCTGGCTCTGGGTGCAGCGATCGGCATCCTCGGTATTGGTGTGGCTGCTGCAGGTGCTGGCGTTGCGTTATTTGGCGTCGGTTTGACAGCCATTGCTGCCTCCGGGGGAGCTGCCGCTGCAAGTCTGACGATCTTGTTCAAGAGCATCATCGGTTTGCTACCAATGCTTGTCAAGGGTCTAGGCGACACGCTCGCTGCCCTCGGTGATGCAGTAGCCAAGGCTGCGCCTGCAATGGGCAAGGCTATGGTAGCGCTGCTCGACACCTTCCTGAATGCAGTTGACAAGGAAGGTCCGAAGATGCTCAAGGTGTTCTTGGACCTCGTTGGAGCATTGCTCGACGGGGTTAACAAGAACGCCGGACGCTTCACCAACGCGATGATTGGTATTGTCGTTGGGATGTTGAATGCGATTTCTAAGAACGCACAGCGTGTTGTCGACGCGATGAACCACCTGATCTTGTCTGTGCTTGGGGCCGTTGCTCTTGGCGCTGGCAAGTTCGTCGTTCAGGGCATCCAGATCATTGTCAACATCATTACTGGCATTGGTCGGAAGCTTGGCGACGTGATCACCGCTGGTACGAACGTGGTGATCAAGTTCATCGAAGGTGTCGGCAATGCTGGTGTTCGGCTGGCCAACGCAGCTCTCGATGCGATTGTGAAGTTCCTGAACGGTCTGACAGCTGCGATCAACACCCATGCTGGTGAATTGCGTTCTGCTGGTGCAAGCTTGGCAATAGCAATTGCCGATGGTTTCACTGGTGGTATGGCCAGCAAGGTCAAGTCGATGGGCGATGCCTTTGTCAATGGCGCCAAGAGTGCCTACGACAGGGCTAAGGGATGGTTGGGTATTCACTCACCATCCAAGCTCTACTACGACTTGGGTGTGTACGTCTCACAAGGTTTCGCTAACGGCATTGCCTCCGGAGCGAACACAGTGGCGAATTCTTGGCACACATTGGGTAGCATGCTCGACCAGAACATCAAGGCTTCCAAGGCCGCGGTCGACAAGTACTCGGTTCAGCTATATTTGCTGTCGAACGCCCATGTCAAGAACTCTCAGGCGATCTACCTGACGTCCCTAGCCCTGAAGCAGGCTCAGACCGAGTTGCACAACTCAACTAAGGCTCTGGCTGACCTGAACACCGGCCACGCTAAGTTCAACACTCAATTGGTGGCCTTGGGCAAGCAATGGGACGCATACACACCGAAGATTCAAGCGGCGACGCAGGCTCTGACTGATGCACAGAAGGTCAGGGACGATTTCGCCAAGCAAACCACGGATCAATTCAATGTCCTTCCGGACATCGGTACCGACACGTCGGTGCAAGACTTCACCAATTCGCTCACCTACCAGGTGGCGGA